TGGGCGCTCCGGTTATGGAACCGGCTGGTAACAAACGAAATATAATATCTCCTATATGCGACGGGTAATCATCGGGCAAGACACCACATATTTCGGAGCTTGTCTGAAAGATAGGTCCCTTATTGGTTTCAAGCCGGTCACAATAACGATAGCGGACAACCCTGACCTGTTCCGCCACCATACTCAAATCATTACGAATCAGATCTACAATGGTAGCATGTTCGGCAGTTTCCTTAGGATCATCCATCAACAGTTTTTCCGCATTAGGTAAGGTAGCGTCAATCGTTCCTTTCATGTAAGGGGGATAAAACGAAATGCGATAAATTGAGTTATTCCGCATAAACGGTAATAGTTTTGATATACAAATAGTTATGTACGAATAGGAGAGGGGAGAGAGAAAAAACGAAAAGTTTACTCTGCTTTACTTTGGCTTTACTTCGGACTTTACTTTGAACGGTTTGAACGCCCGTCAACTTTACATGGTAATGGAGATGTGATAAACGGAGTAGAGTAGGGTAGGAGAAATGCGGTACATGGGCTGCGAAATGCTTTATTTAGGCGTTTTGCAGCCCTTTTTGTGCTTTATAGATAGATTGGCCTCCCACTTTTGGATAGTTGAAATTTAGTGCTCAAAATAGCGAAAATAGGATGGGGAGGAGAGAGGCGATTTTAGCGGGAATATTTCGTTTTTTGCAGCTTGGTTATGCAGTTGGTTATGCGTTTGGTTATGCAAATTTGTCAAGAAAAAAACGAAATGCGCTGATTGGTTATGCGTTTGGTTATGCAATTTAAGTAAAATTAAGATGGGTTGAATTATACAAGTTACCATTTTATAACCCATTTTTATGGCTTTATGTATTATTCAAGGGGGAAAAATACCATATAAAGAATAATGCAAATCAGCATGTATGATAGAGTAATATGTTGATTTATAAAAAGGTAGCTGTGATTTCTGTTTTATCTGTGTTGAAAACGTGCGTGTGTCACTTTTATTTAGAACAATCTGTGCATACTTCCTAATACGGCATATACTTTCTGTATCATGGAAATAGGAATGTCTTGTGGGCTGTATTCCGGGCTTTTATTGGTGGGAATTAAACGAATAAAATCTTTTTGTTCTGCTTTCCCTATTCGTTTGACAGTCCGATAGCTTTCTGTCACGATGGCGTATATCTCTCCATAGGGGAGATATTGGACGGGATCGGTCATTTCTTTGAGGGCGATATAGTCACCATTGCTTAATTCGGGTTCCATAGAGTGCCCTGTAATATTGCACCATACAACACCGGGTTTATTGTAAGGCTCAAAATTTATATAGTAATCCGGATTAATTGTTTGATCATTTAAGACGAGATCGAAACCGCCAATAAAATCTACATTATAATAAGGTGCTCCTTTATATTCATAATTGATAGTAGGGGTGGATATAGCTTGAGAGCTTTCTTTTAACATGGATCCTTTTCCTGTGAGCAACCATTCCGCATTTAGATCGGGTATTTCCGATAATATATTTTCGATTGCATTGGAATTTAAAGGCATACTTTTGGCCTTACCTCTAAAACTTGCTGATGTCATTCCTATTTTTGTATAGAATGATTCTTTTGCAATCCCCTTGCTTTCAATTATTTGTATAATTCTATCTTTTATCATAGAAAATAAATTTGCGAATACACTTGCTTGTCGAAAATAATTTTTCGATATTTGCATCACCGTATTAATATTACCGGCTGTAAAGGTAGTGAAAACGGTTGATATGGCAATGAATAACTTTTAAAAACAAGTGATATGAGAAAACGAATAGTAGTAGATCGTGGTGAGATCAAGAAAATCTCAAAGGATTTTAAAGTCACGAGCAAAGCCGTTTGGGAGGCACTGGTTTATCGCAGTAACAGCAGCAAGGCGAGGCTTATCCGTAAGGTAGCCCTTGAACGTGGAGGTGTTGAAATCGGAGATCAAAAGGAGGCGGTATGAAAGAGGTGTTGTTACTTCTCTTTGGAGATGAGTTCAGGGAGTATTTCTCTTTGACTGCGAGGCAAAAGTTTTACGTGTGGTATTTCTGCCTAAGTTTATGCTTTTTATGTATAACTGATGATAGTCCGATATGGGCTATTATAGTGGTAGTCTTGAATTTTGCCAATGCCGCCCGCCTGATTAAAAAAGTACCATTAAATATAAAGGAGGATTAATCATGAAAAGAGTATTTCACGTTAAAGAAGATGACACTATCAGAAAATCGTTTGAAGATCTGCTTGATGCGGAAAGAACCTTGTACTCCGCAAGATGCCCCGAAATCGTCAACGAGATGGATGACACGCCCTCTCTATGGCTGTCTTTACAACCTCCTTATGCTCCCTCTCAATCTCGTTCACGGCGTTTTTTAGAACTTGATGAAGAGCCTTACTTCCGCTTGGCCGGCCTTTTGGAATTGACGTATAGAAACTCAACTCCACCGGAACTCCAGACGCAGGGGTTGACCATCCGGATTCGGGATAATAAAGCGTACTTCTGTATCTCAGGTTCAATCTCCTTAGATGATTTGCAACGGCTTTGCGAACGCTGTCAGGATAGTCAATCTCCTGATCAATGTAAAAGGTAATACAAAATGATGTTTCCATGATGATAACGATTTGATTTTGCAAAGGTAAGAAAAATCCCGGACGGTCTTTTGAGGTGGTTCGACTCCGCCTCCGGGGACAAAGTTTAAAAAGGTATGGAGTATTTTAATAAAATAGTATGCGTAACCTACGAGGAATTGCTTACAGTAATACCTAAAGGTACTTTGAATTCTTTGCTATATCGTGGCAAAATTCAAAGGGTTGACCGTGGTGGTGGCCTCGATGGATATGCCCGGTACAGCTATCCCTCCCTACCTGAACGCTATCGGATCCGCTTTGAGCAAAAGTATGGTGATCCGGTGGAGCTAATCAAAGAGCAGTGTATGAAAGACAGGCTTAAAATAGATGATGCCGCCCGAACATTCTTTGAGGATTACCGGTATGACAAGGCCGGCGAGATGGTGAGCCTTACCGAAAGGAAAAAAGAGGAATACACCATAAACGCCTCGGTACTGAACGAGTTGGTATCCATCCTGAATGACCGGGAGGGCTATCGCAAGGCTTTGGGTGGAAGTACAAAGAAAGTATGGGAAACGATTATCGGAACTGCAGACTGCCTCCGTGATTCTTATGGCCACACGCTGCCTGAAAACGCCGCCCGGCTGAAAGACAAGATAAACCAATACAAGAAAGAGGGGTATTCCTGTCTGATCAGCAAAAAAATGGGAAATGATAACACCCTGAAAATAACCGAGGAAGCCGGTAACATGATTATAGCGTTAAAGCGTAGCAGCGTTCCCGTTTATACAGATGCTCAAATATTCGTGGAATTCAACCGGATTGCAGGCGAGAAAGGCTGGAAACAGCTCCGGAGCATTCAGAGTCTCCGTGGGTTCCTGAATCGTCCTGACATCGAACCGTTGTGGTACGATGCTGTTCACGGGGAGCTGAAAGCCCACCAGCGTTACAGCCGCAAGAATAAGACCGAGCTTCCCTCGATGCGTGACTCCTTGTGGTATGGTGACGGTACGAAAATCAATTTGTATTACAAGGATTACGACAAAGACGGTAAGCTGGTGGTTCGTACCACTCAGGTTTACGAGGTCATCGATGCTTATTCGGAGGTATTTTTGGGATACCACATTTCAGACAGCGAGGACTACGAGGCGCAATATAACGCCTACCGCATGGCCATTCAGGTATCAGGTCATAAGCCTTACGAGCTGGTGCATGATAATCAGGGAGGCCACAAGAAACTGCAGAACAGCCATTTCTTTGATAAGATTGTCGGCCATGTTCATAGAACCACGGCTCCATACAGCGGGCAATCCAAAACGATAGAGAGCGTTTTCGGACGTTTTCAGGCCGAGGTTCTGCACAAGGATTGGAGGTTCACCGGTCAAAATATCACCACCAAAAAAGACACGAGCCGCCCGAATTTAGAGCGTATCGAGGCGAACAAGGATAAACTTTACACTTTGGCCGAACTGAAAGCAGCATACGCTGCCGCCCGGAAAGAATGGAACGAAAGCAGACATTTTGCTACCAGATCGAGCCGTATGGAAATGTACAAAAATAGCGTGAACCCTGATACCCCGGCGGTGGGTGTTCTCGACATGATCGAGATGTTTTGGGTGATGACGGACAAGCCGTCCACTTATACCGACAACGGCTTGAAAATAACCATCAAGAAACGTGAGTTCACATACGAGGTTTACGAGGCTCCGGGTGTTCCCGATCACGAATTCCTCAGAAGCAACAGGGGGCAAAAGTTCTACACCATGTATGATCCTTATGACCATACCTCTGTACGGCTCTACAAGAAAGATAAGGCCGGAGAGCTGAGATTCGTGCGGACGGCGGAGCCTTATATCGTTATCCACCGGAATATTCAGGAACAGACCGAGGGTGAAATGTCCTTTATCCGCCGGAATATCGAGGCGAACACGGAGGATCGCATCGAGCGTCAGGTGGGAGCCCGGATCATCGAGCAGGCGCACGGCGTGAGCATGGAACAACAGGGACTCAAACGTCCGAAACTGAAAGGTGTAAAGAAAGAAACGGAGCGTGAGATTGAACGCCGTGTCCGCCGGTACAGTCAGGATCCGGAGCAGCTCTCCGCCGGTAAGGTGACAAAACTGATAAGCAACATCACGTTTGACCAGCTGAATGGAGACATCCGCCTGAATGAAAAGAAAGTAGCAGGAAAATTATAATTCAAAATAAAATGAACAGTACAATGACACAGCAAGAGAAAGACACTATCCGTGAGGCTCTCCGGGTATATGCAGCGAAGTATTCCAGCCAAAAAAAGGCTGCGGCGAGTTTGAACGGCGTGTCTGCCGGTACACTGAGTGCCGTGATTAACGGCAAGTACGAGAATATCAGCGATGATATGTTCCGTAATATCATCGCTCAGATTACTCCGGCAGCCGCAGCTACCGGTTGGCAGCTCGTGGAAACGAACTCCTTTCAGGAAATATGGTATGCCCTGAGCGATGCGCAGGAGTTTAAAAAAGTCCGCTGGATCGTGGGCGGTGCGGGATGCGGCAAAACAACGACAGCCACCATGTACGCACAAAAAAATCATGAGGTGTTCGTCATACTTTGTGATGAAGATATGCGGAAAGGTGATTTTGTCCGGGAGATCGCCCGTAAACTCGGTTTTAAGACTTGCGGGATGCGTATCCGTGAAATATTGGACTTGGCCATCGAGAGCATCATACAGATGGAAAATCCACTTTTGGTGTTCGATGAGGGTGATAAGTTGAATGATAACGTGTTTCACTACTTTATCAACCTGTATAACCGGCTGGAGGGCAAATGCGGGATTACTTTCTTATCCACCGATTACATCCAGCATCGTATTGACTGCGGTTTGAACCACAACCGGAAAGGCTATAACGAGATTTATTCCCGCATTGGGCGTAAGTTCTTTGAGCTGGAACCAACCTCCCATAATGATGTATTTGCCATTTGCCAAGCCAACGGACTGATGGATAAAAAACTTATTGCAAACGTGATCGATGTGACGGAAAAATCGGAGTTTGATTTGCGATGCGTGAAAGATGCCATTCACCGGGAGAAAAAGGTGGCGGCAGCGAAATAGTATAAAACCCTGTTCAAACGCTGGTTGAACGGCGTTTGAACGTAATTCCAAATAGAAAGGAACAAGAATATGGCAAAGATTTATGTAGCAA